GATTTCATTTATAACCTGATCTAATTGTTTTGATATTTGCTGCTAAATTTACTGCCATTTGCTATTCCTCCTAGTCTCCAAAGAACCGGATAAGAAATCATCATGTTCGGTAGGTTCTGAACCAGATACTTTTTAACGACTCCTTTCTGCTTAGTCTTGACATTTTGTTTTTGTACTTTAATCTCCTTTTGTAAGTGATTCGACCTTGTCTGTTAATTCTTTGATTTTGTCGTCTTTCTCTTGGATCATATTGTCACGCTTGTAATCGTCGTAAGCTTTTTGTATGTCGTCGCTATTGATAACCTCTTGTGGTATATCCTCAATAACTATATCTGGGTTCTTGTCAAGAAATCTTTCGTACATCTTATCTCTTGGGCTTTTCTTACCACTCGTGTAATCTTTTCTTACATCATTGATGTTTCTTTGTTCGGTCTCTGCTACTGTTTTATAATGTTGTTCCATCAAAGCATCCAATAAAGCTTTAGGTTCATCAAACTTGAATATATCTGATACTTCTTTAAGTTCGCTTGATAGTGCATTAGCGATTACAAATTTTTCTTGTAACCTTCCTTGATTCATGCCTAATTGCATATACTTTATTCTATCTTCGTATGGAATATCTCTGACTTTTTTTCTCTCGTGTAAGAATTTTACTTCCATATCCTCAAAATTAACTTCCGGGGTTTCTTCGGTCTCTTCTTCGGATTCTTCCGTTTCCTCTTCTATGACTTCCGAATCTTCTTCGGATTCTTCTGTTGTTTCTGTTGACTCTTCTGTTGATTCATCTACTATGTCACCTTCTTCATTCTCTATCATTCCTTCTGGTAACAAGTATTCAACGTCAATGTTCATTTCTTCGACTTGGTTATCGTTTGTAATGTCCATTTCTTACCTCCTATAAGCTATGGTGAGCACTTTATACTTAGATTATACTACTATTTTACAAACTGTGCAAATTATTGCATGCAACTTTTTGCACAGTTCTTTTAAACCGTTCTTACGACTTAATTATACAGCTTGGTTTACTACCGTCTGCGACTGATTCAGTATTGCTTCTTGTTCTTCTGGTGGTAATGCTAGAAATCGTTGCTGTTGTTCTGGTGTTAAACTATTCAAGAAGTTTTGCTGTATTGTTTCCGAACCTTGTATACGTTCTTGAATCTTATTTATCAACCCTTCTTTGTCTTTAACATACCCAATAGGTATTCTTTCTAGATAATCAATAAACTCTATTAATCCTCTATCAAGTAAATTGTCTAAAGTCTGTATAACTGCTAATTCAGACCAGTAACTAGAAGGTCCTACATCAACTTTAACTGACTTGTATAAATCTTTCAATTGGCTAAAATCATACGTTATAACGTCGTTTCCTTTTTCGCCCGGCACTATTACAGGACGTTCGCCATATAAGTTAGCTATCATGTTATAATATATCCTGCCTATATCTTCAAGCCAATTGTATAGATTAGCTTTAGGGTTTTCTAAAGGTATTCCCGCTTGTTTTGATGCTGTAGCTATTGAAGTACCACTTGCCTGTTCTGGATTAATGTTTCCTAATAAAGCATCATTAGCCCCGGATGTTTCCTTCATGTAAGATTGAGCCATATCGATCATTTGCATAACTTGAGGACTCATATTCCCTGGCGCTATATACTGACCTACATTACTTATATTTTCACCCGGTGACAAGTTAACACCTATTTGACCACCTACAGTACTTGTTATACCTGCTATTTTATCTCTATTGTAAAAGAACTTAGGGAAAGCAGTGGTTAAAGTGTTATACATTGCTAGAGCAAATCCTCTATTAATATATATTTGTGTTGGGATTGCTGCGGTTACAAAACTCATACCATGATAAGTATTTTTTTGTAACTCCCAATTACCCAATGCCACCGGGTATAGCTCGATTCCTAGATCAACATCTTTATAAATATAACCATCTTGAGTACATTTGCTTGCTAATACTGTTTTACGTTCTTTTTTTACTTTAACTATAGTTGTCGTCTCTACACCGTCTATTATTTCCGTCTGTTCTTCTTCAAATTCCTCTGTAACAGTCTTTTTCTTATAAGTAATAACATATGTAGCCTTTTCTGTTCCTTCACCCCGCATCTCGATTTTACCGTATCTACTGGCTTGTTCTTCGGTCTGACTATCTGATTGTATGGTTTCTTGTTCTTTGGCTTCTTCTTGAAGAGTTTTTAATATTTCTCTCCCGGCTATTTGTACATATCGCTGAGATTGTATATCTTTGCTGTTAGGATTAGCAACATAAAAGTTATTACCGTCTACTAATTCAAAGTCTATTTGTCCTCTTACGTCAGATAAAACACCACCATACGGTTGAGCATCAGGAACAAGCATTAAATGTGCTACATAATCACCAGTAACACCACCATCGTACAATGCATTTTTAGCTTGAAAATCCATTTTAACACGTTCTGCAAACTCATTCCAAGATGCGTTCACTATTTCGTCTGAATTATCATCATCATCTGGTACAGGTGCGTTAAAGTTAACCGCCGGTCTTGATGCCATTATTGAAGCTACAAAAAAAGTGACAAATCGATTGATGTTATTGAATACTGGTTGTGGTAGATCATCGTTAAGCTTTGCATTTCTCCATTGCCTACCGAAGAAGAAATCCCAATTACAATCAACAACATCATAATAACTCGGTTCTAATCTGTTGTTGTAACTTATACCATTTTGGTAATATTCCCATTCTTTTATCTTTGTCATTGACTCTTACCCCCATATGCTTTAGATTGATTATAATTTAGTATGTTGTTGTAATGATCTTCAATCTCTTTTTGTTTCTTTGTTTCCTCTTCACTTAGCGTTTCTGCTTCTGTTTTTTTAGATTTAAATTTATCATATAACAATAAACCACATAAACAAGTCATAATACCCAATACAAATTCCATCATGCACCTCCTAATAAACATTCCAGCTTGTCATTGTTTCTGTATACGTTTCTATTGCGCTTGGTTCTTCGCTTATTTTCTCTATTTTTCCATAGTAATGAATCATTTGAGATATAGCCTGTGTCATTTCGTCTACACTATCATCATAAGTACCGTTTGGAAAAGCGTACCATTCTTCTAACATTGAGCTTGTAAACGATTTATGTCGTGGTAACATCACATTACTTACCAAATAAGGTAAAACTGACTGCACCCTTGACTCTTTACCACCTAAAGGATTCACAGGCACTATGCCTGATATCTCTTTAGATAATACGTTAACTATCGCTGATCCGTTCGCCTTGTCCTCTATGAATATCATGCATATATTAGGGTATGTAGCTTTAAAGTTCCTTATAGCCTGCAATGTTCCTAAAAAGTCCATTCTTGCGTTCAATTCTTCTATAATATAAAAGTTGTTATCTAGTTTACCCCATATACCTATCGCTACTTTATCACTTTTAGAAGTATTTTTGAATGTTGCATCTACTGACATACATAAAACTGGCAGTCTAGCTATGAATTGAGGTGTAGCATTAAACCATCTGCTGTCATCCTCGAACCATTCTCGCTTTATCATGTTACCTTCTGATGCAGTCGGTCTACCTTGATACAGTGCGTTGAAGTCTTGAGGATATCTCTTTCTCACTTCTATAAAGTCGTATCCGTATCGTTCAGCCCATAAAGGCTCGCCCGGTTGTCTACCTAGTATGTCGTTCTCTTCCGCTTCAAGCGGTAGATTTATAACATTCCACGGTAGAGGTTTAGCATATTCGTTGTTAAGGAGTCTACCACACAAATCATCTTCATGCCATCTCGTCATAATAACTATAACTATTGCAGCTTGTTCAAGTCTGGTGCTAAGTGAACTTATCCACTCTCTCCAAACTTTATCCCTGTGAACCTCTGATCGCGCTTCTTCTGATGTTTTGACTGGATCATCTATAATAAGTAGGTGCGCACCTTTTCCCAGTAATACCGCCTAATATACCCGCTTTTACGCATACACTGCTATTATCTAACGATGTACGCTCTTGGTTATCCTGCTCTATCTGCACATTAAATATATTCTGATCCTTAAGTTTCTTAACATTCGATCCAGCAAAATCATGTGCCAGTGTAGAGGAATAAGCAGTTAATATAACTTTACTCTTAGGGTACTTCCCCATAAAATATGATGGCAGTGTCTCTGTTATGTGCATAGATTTTCCATGACGGGGTGGAATCGACAACATTATATATTGATTTTCGGTCGGTATCTCACCTCTAAGCATACTATCACGTTTTTCTATGCAATTATTAACCATATTGGATATATATTCACCATGACGGTTATACTCATAATCCTCATGCGTATACTTTACATAGCTATAATAGTCTTTTCTAGCGTTCTTCTTTTGAATGACCTGTATAGCTTTAGCAAGTTTTATTTTGTCCATTTCATCACCTTCTTAACTCGGGTATTCCTCCCTGTAGAGGACTGTCACTAAACCGTTGAAATTGCTATATTGTTAAAAATTTATTTTATACCTCTTCTGGATCAATATTAGCACTCTTCAATATCTCTTCTGCTTCCTCTTCTGTCATTTCTTTATTAAAGTTATGATTTGTTGATTCTACTCTATCTGTAAACAACTTTAAATGCTTACCTAGCATCTCATTAGCTTTCAATGCTCCATTTACGTCTACTATTGTTTCGCCTAATATATCGCCCGTCTTTGAAACTAATTCAACTTTAGCAGTACAGGTCTCTCTTATCTCTAAAATCGATTCTAGGACGTTCTGTGCTGATATTTCTGCATTCTTCGCCCTTTTATTCATCAATTGTTGTATTTCCTTCTGTACGTGAGGTTTTCTGAGGTTTTCATACCCTGTTTCTGTTGCAGTCTTTTTAGAATACCCAGCCTTTATTGCTGCTTGAGTTGCGTTAAGATTGACTATATATTCTTTGCAAAACATTTTTTGCTTATCTGTAAGAGTCATAATTTCACTCCTTTCTTATATACTACTATTATACCACATCCAAATCTTTTTAAAAAACATTTGCAAAACCCATTGGCATTGTGTCACAATCGTGGTACAATATAATTAAGTTAAAGGAAACAAACAAATCTAAGGAGGAATAAAAATGAATACAATTATGAGAAAACAGGAAGGTATCGTAAACGCAATTATTAATTCAAAAATGAAAGGTCACGCGCAAGCTAATCTAATTGTAGCTATGGCAAAGTTTAATTGTGAAACTGAATTAAAAGAAGGTAAAAAATACGATATAATCAGAAAAGAAACTGTTAAAACTGGCAAATATTCATTTATGAACGTTTACGAAATTGACGGAAAATACTTAAAAGAAACAGATAAATTTTACGTTTTTAGCGACACTAACAAGAATGAATTCAAAATTGCAAAAACAAATGTAATTGCAGTATATTTTAGATAATCTAAGGAGGAATAAAAATGAAAGAGAGATTACCAAATTACGTTATTGAATTTTTTAGAAGTGAGCGTGGAGATAGTATTGATTCATTTATACAAGAAGTTTTAAAGGATTTTGAAGCTGGAAACAAATATACTGTCTTTTATAATGTAAGTGTAATTGATTTTCCTAAATACTTCGAAGCTATGATTTTAATAAAATCTATTATTCATGAGTGTAACAAACTTGATGAAATTATTGATTTAAAGAACGACTCAGGAATTTATTTTCATATGCAACGTGTGTTTTTCCCAACGTCACTTTTCTTGAATCATATTAATTTATTAGAAGAATGTGGCTTCTATTGTGAAACTATAGAAGAATATGGAGAGGAGGCAACTTGCAGTTTAACGTTTGAACTGAACTTAGATAAGACAAGACTTATATAAAACAAAAAGGTTTGCGGTTACCCTTAAAACCGCCTAAGGAGGTAGCAGAATGAAAAAATTATTAAAAGTATTTAAAGAAGAAAACGGTATATTGTACGCACCTATTCAAAATTTTGAATATGGTAAAATCAATGAAGTATTAAACAAAGAATTTGTAACGGATTTTAGTGACTCTAACCAAAATTGTGATATTGGCTTTTATGGAGTTGATGAAGAAGGAATATTGTACTGTTTAAATCAAAATAAAAATAATGTAGTTTATGAATGCGAGTTTTATGGAAAATCTAAAGAATTTAACGTCTATAAAAAGAGATTTGAAAAAATAAAAATTATTAGAAAAATAGAAATTGAAGAACTAAAAGAAAGAATTTTAAATAAATCAAATGAACTAGACTATAATTTATATAATGCTACATTTCCAATTGACTCAAGAGAGATTATAAATGACTTTGAAGAAAATAAAGAAAAAGTATTAGAATTATTGAAGCAGTGGGATTCTGTAAGGGATTCTGTATATGATTCTGTATGGAGTTCTGTAAGGGGTTCTGTAAGGGGTTCTGTAAGGGGTTCTGTATATAATTCTATAAGTGATATTTAC